AGCAGTCCCGATTCGTTGTCGTATTAGGCAACGTGATGGTCTTGGAGAACGACCCCCTCCGCTTGGTGATGTCGGCAATGTCCTCCACCGAAAACGTGAGGGCGATGTCAATCTCGCCCATGGTGTCCAGCACATAAGCGAGTTCGGGTTGGTCGTAAAGGGTCGCAAAGGTTGAGAACAGGCAGCCAAAGCAAGCGTCCTCCCTGCTCGTAGCACCATCGGCATCGGCTCGGTCGTTAAACGCATTCCAAGCCTGCAAGTCGGTGGTGAAGTCAGCGGTCGGGTAGGCGATGAGGGTTACGCTCATAGGATGTTGTTCTTGTATGCAACTGCCACCTCGACCTGCAACTGCGTGAGGCGGTCGTTCCTGCGAGTTGTGAATTGGTAAGTATTGGCGTTGACGATAGCCTCGACTAACTGCCCATCCAGTTCAAGCCATACCTGCCCGGATCGGATCATCTCAATCAGCCAAGCCGACTCGGCATCGGTCAGCCAATCGGAGTTGAGTGCGTAAACGTAATCAAACTCCCCTGCCCAGACTTTGTCGTAAGTCGTGGTCGCATAAACGTCCGAGTTGTAGCCGAAGGTCTGCCGGGTAATGTTGGCCCTCTTGCGATTCTTTAGCGTGAAGGTGTAGGAGTCAATGCCCCCGTACTTGTTTTGGAAGTGAACTGGGATGGAGTTGAACCGCTCGCAAGGGCCGAAGGTGAAGGTCGTGATGACCGACCCCAAGCCCTGATTCCCTAAGAACTGCACCGTGTAGGAATCCCCCTCCACCGCTCCGCTTAGTGCTGCAATGGTTCCCGATAGTTGTGCAGGTCCGCATCCGAATCGCTGAATGTTAAAGTCCGTAGTGCCTGACAAACTTGGACTGACGGCAAAGTCGTAATTTACGGACTTGTAAGCGACACGGCCCGAAACGAGGTAGGTGTCATTGGCGGACACCGTGCTGAACTTGGTGGCGTTGATAGCAAGCCAAGCCTTGCCTCCATGGTACACGGTGAAGGCCGTAGGTGTTGTCAAGGGTTTCACGGAGTTGAACGAGGACCCGATTCGGAAGTAGGGGCTTAGGCTCCAGTCTTGGAACTCCAACTGCTCCAAGTTCCCCGCAAAGCCCATGACCCCGCTGACGGTGGTTACCGTTCCCGTCTGCACGGCTGGGGTGTTGCCGTATTCCTCCATGAAGTCGAGGCGATATCCCGAATAGTACCCGGCATGGTCCACGAAACCTGTTTGGGTCAGCGATGGCTTGGTAGGTGCAATCAGCGTTTCAACGACCTTGGCAACGTCAAAGAAGCCGAAGTTGGTGGAGGGCAGTTTGTCGCACTTGAGCCGGGCAAGGGTGGTCCCTGCTGGGTTCTTGACATCGCAGACGTAGCGGTAGTTCGGTTGTGCAATCAGCGAACCGCTGACTTTGAAGAGCATCTTGTTGTAAACGGGGGTTGCTACGAGAGGCGACCCGGAAAGGACGGTTGTTGCCATTTTATAGTTTGGTTGCTACGCTTATGGATTTGCCAAGGGTTTCAGCGATTGTGTTCACCAAAACGTCTATCATTTCGGGGGATAGGGCGTTGCTCATGAAGTTCGTGGCCCTTGTGCCTCGCTCACGAATGCCAAAGGCAATAGACCTGCCATCGACCAATCCTTGCTCCTGCTTTGTCCGCATTCGCTTGAGTTTGCGTGAATAGGTCGGAACGACAGGAATGCCCTTATTTGCAATCCAGTCGGCAATGGCTTGGGGTGGTGGAATTTTGTCCTTGTATTGGAATGGCGACCTCGGAGCCTTTGCGCTTGAGGACTTGCCTCGCACCCCTTGGTCCACGTACTTCCAATAGGGGTTAGCCATGATAGCCACGACGATTTGCTTTGCCGATAGTTCGATGTCTTCGGGGGCGATGGATGCCGATAGCGTTCCCCCTGCGTTGGCGTTGGCTGCTTCGAGGTTCTTCTTCGCAAGTTCAATGACCCGTTCAATCCATTTGACCAGCACGTCGTGGGTTGGCGACTTGCCTCCACCTTTGGGGCCGACGACTGAACCAATCCCCTCCAAAGCGGTTTCGTCGATGCCCTTCATCGAACCGCTGCCGAACTTGCCTACGGGTTTGCCATTGGCGAGGATGGTTGTTTCCATGTGGGTAAATGTCCCCCGTGCTGGAATGTGTCTATCTGCGCCTTGCTCTTTCCGCCTCCATCCTCTCGGCTTCCAAGATGTCGTGAATCAGGAGGGCGTAGTTCAGGAACTCCACCGCCTTCATAGCAAAGATGGCATCGAATTTTAAAACGTCCTTGTTAGCCATCCTCCAAACGACCATCAGCCATCCGTACCCTGCGAGAGGGCTTACGTCAGCTCCCCTGCCTTCGTCATCAGGTGCTTGGAATAGTCGCTCAAAACTTTCAAGTAGGATTCTGAACTTAGCAAAAAAAAACTGACAACCCCCCAAACGTCCCCGACCTTGGCGTGTTTCTTCATTAGTTCGGCTCGCTCAGCATGGGCAGCACCGTCGTACTTTTTCGGGAATAATCCGAATAGACCGCCCTCCCTTGACAATGTAGCCATGATTCGGTGGAGGTTCTGCAACAACTGCTTTTCGTCCGTCGTGTTTGCGTCCATTAACTCTATCAACTGCCCAGCGGTCAACTCATCCGTGAACACCGTCGGAATCCACCACTTGCCCCCGGCTTTGAACTTTCGCTTGTATCCCAAGGCAGGCAATGCGTTCCACTCGCTTATGATGGCCTTGTAACGCTTTAGGACGCTCTTGGCGGACATCTCTCGGACAAGTGATATATCGACCCCCTCAACGATTGCGACGACCCCTGCACGCTTGTCGTAGTCCCCAAGGACGCTGCTGAACTCAATGGCTCCGATGCGTTGGAACTGGTCGATGGTGAGGTCTTGGAGTTTCATAGTTTCAAGAAGGTTTTGTAGGACGATGCCGACGATGCCGATGCAAGGTACTGGCTGAACTCCTTATCAGCCTTGCGTTCTTTCTCCGAGTAATACCATGGAATGTGCCTCGCTGACTCAAGCAACGAAACCCCACCGATGAAGTATTCCTGCCGATTGTAAACGGCAAAGGTCGTGTCGATAGGAACGTCAACTCTTGCTGCCATGATGACCCGTGAATTACGCTGACGAGTCGCCTCGTAGTTGTTCACATGGGTATAGTACGACGACCTTGGAGGCACGTCATCCCATCGGAGCGACAGGCCGACCTTGCCTGCTTGGGGGAATTGTTGCAACCACTCCAAGCACATGGGAATCGTCCGCTTGCTGGTCTTGTAAAGGTCAAGGTCCGGGTCTGTAACCGCATAGAACGGCTCTCCCAGTTGTTGCACCAAGCCCGAAGTCCATGGGGCTTGATGGCCCAAGTTCTCGCCAAGCATTACGACCTTGCAGGGGTTGGTGGCGTACCACTCCAGCAAAGGTTCGTAGGTTGAACCGTTGTCCACGATGTAAATATCCCCAATCCCCTCCCACTTGCTCAAGTCCCTGACCATCGCCTTGGGCCATGTCAGCAGGTTGCGGTTGTTGATGATGACGGGGATGCCCATGGTTAGAACTTGTAAACAGCGATAAGGTCGTCGTATCGGCCCGATTCGGTTAGGTCTATGGCCTCAAAGATTGAATTGCTCGGTGCTACGGCTGACAGGTTCACAAACCAATCCTTGCTCTGCACGTCTTCAATCATTAAAACACCGCCTTGGTTTATCAATGGTGCATACAGGCTGACGACCTGCAACATGGAGTCTAAGGTGTGTGGGCCATCGTCGAGCAGGAAGTCGATGCCGTTCTTAAAATAGTCCCTTGCGACTTGCACGGATTCGGGTGTGTAGGCCGATGCGATGTGAAGCCTTGAACGAGTCCAGTCAATGTGCTTGTCAGCCTTTGGTTTGACTTGGTTGGCAATATCGTAGAACAGGAACTTGGCCTTGGGCAGATACTTGCACCACATAGCCATGGACCCTCCGTGCCACACGCCTATCTCCACGAAGTTGATGTGGTCGGCTCGCATTTCAGCCAAGTACTTGGAATAGGTGCTTGTGTAGTTGTGGCCGTTGGCCTTGTCGGTTCCTCCCTCCCAGTCAGCACCATTGAGGTCTAACTCGTCGAGGATGGCAATCAGTTCTTTGTCTTTCATGGTTAAAATGTGATTACAAATTTTTCGGGACCCGGCCATCCGGGGTTGGAGTCGTGGACCTTGGTGTCGGGCTTCTTGCCAATCCAATGCTCTGCCTGCCACCTCTGCTTGCGTTCCGGCTCACCGAGTTCCTTGATGTGGCTCGACTTGGCCCACCAATAGGTTCCACCAAAGTAGGGATAGCCTTCGGGGTTGTTGGCATCGGCCATGTGAGGGAACTGCTCCTTGGTAATCCAATGACATCCCACCGCATCCACGCCTTCCAGCAGTTGCAGGCAGCGTTCCCAAGCCACGACGTTGAAGAAGGTCATGCTTCGATTCCACAACTGGTTTATCAAAGATGGGTCGCTTGCCCCCTTCGTGTGGGCGTACAGGTACACGGCTTCCTCTTCCTGACTTGCCCGGTACATTTCGGTAAGCGTCGCCTGCTCCCAAGCGTTGGTTCGGGTAACCACAACCTTGACCTTATCGGCAACCATGGACCCTTCCAGCACCTCCTTGACCGCTTTGCGTTGTTCTGGTGGACCGACAATGCCTACACGGATTTCGTCCAAGACGTTGATAAGCCCGTAATTGCAGACGGCCATCATGTGCTGGTTGAGGATTAACTGCCAGTTGCCTCCGCAGTAGATGTGGTAGTAGTGAACGACTTTCATAAGGTCCAAAGGAGGGTTAGAAGGGTGAGGATGAAGAAAACGGCTGCAAGCGTCTTGCCGATTTCGATTAGCAGGTCAAGGATTTGTTCCTTGTTCATCATTGAACCTTGCACTTGTTGCACTTGTAAATTCAATAAACTCCTCTGGCGCATACTTCTTGCCAACTCCAATCGGGTCTTTGGTGTATGCCACAAGTTCTGCCATCGCTTCCTCAATGCTCTCAGAGGCAAATGACTTGCATCCCACCTTGACAAGGCATCCTCGGTCAAAGAATATGATTTCAACATTCCATTGCTTTAATCGTCTAATTTCGTCCTGTGTCATTGTTTAGAGGTTTAGTACTGCAAAGTTACACCACAACATACTTCCCTGAGTTGCTAACCCTCAATTTGTTAAGGGCCACATACCGCATCGCATCACAGGCGTGGTTGAAGGAATCAATGGGGACCCCCGTGTTCTTGCCCTCCTTATCCGTAGCCCAAGTATAGGACCGCAGTTCTTTAATCAGGTTTGTGCTATCCTTGGTTACTTGCAATTTAAAGCGTTTCAGGATGTCTATCCCGTTCCTGACCGAATCGGGACCCTTGTCCGCTTCCTTGATGTTGAAACCTAACCGATAGATTTCCTCGATGCTCTTGGGTTCTGCTGAATCGGCCACTATCTCCCAAGCCCTTGTGATGCCCAAGGTCCGCAACTTGTCTCCGATGTCTTGATTGGTAAGGCCCGTAGCGTAGAGCAGTTCCTGAATCAGCAGGCAGTCCCCTTGGCGGTAGACTGCTACCAAGGCCGTAGGGGCGTTGCTAAAGCCCCAGTCAAGCCCAAGGGCGACGAATTTCGCACGGCTGACATCTATACCCTCCACGACCTCGAAGTCCTCGTATATCGCACCCTGAAGCGTCCCGACCTGACCAAGGCCGTAGACCTTGTACCAGTTCGCCCAATACTCCGAAGTTTCAGCCTTGACCCGTGCTTTCTCGATGAAGTCCCTTGCACTTTTGGGGCAGGCTTCGTTGT